ATCAATTAAAAGTGTCACTCTTTAACAAGTACAAGTTTCTTATTTCTATTTGAAACTCTGCACACCACTTGGATCATTGTTACATTCTCATGCAACTATGTTTTTTTTTGGTCTACCGGGTCTTCGCTTAACAGGGAATTGTTTTGACCAGTAATATACCTGTCCTCTAAGCTTCCTCATTTGATATTTGAGTTTTCTTAGGGGTAAGATATAATACAAAGACATAAGAATTACGCCTGCTGCGAATCCACCGAGTAAAACCACTACTTCAAAAATAGTCATTTTTTCTCCTTATCAAGTAATACTTTAACTAATTCTCTTATCTTAGCTAAAGCTCTTTGTTTAAAGGGCTCGTCAAAAGGTGCTTTAATATCCCATACTATCATTTCCTGATCTCTTTTGACGGACTTATCTGGAATAAAGTAAGCAAATACATAGCTATCGCCCTTGCCTTTACTTACTCTTCCTTCAAAGCTTGTTTTCTTTAGATGATTCATTGCATAGAATGCATCTACTTTTGGGTCATCTTCATCCATTTGTATTGACATACTCATGGAAGAATTCCGTTCTTTTTCATAAGCTTATCCCATTTCATTTCATCGTATCTTTCTGTAAGCTCTTGATAACGTGCAAATCCTGAACCACCTTCAGGTAATTTGCCGTCTTTAATTAAACTCTTATAGAATGAAATAACATGGAATAATCTTTTCTGTGCTAAACCTACTGGGTAAGTCATAATTTTACTTTCTCCTTTAATTTAGTGAGCCGTGCAAGTTTCTAAAACTCTGTGCAGCTGTCGCTTCCCTGTAACACGGCTCAATTCTGCGAAGTGGTTGCCATACCAAGTCTTACTTTTTCGAAGAGATAGCCTGTTGACCTGTTATTTTAGTCATCATCATACTCTTTCCCCTTTGCTTATTTATTGGGCTTGGGGGTTTAACATTAGTTATCTTATCAAGTAATTCTTTCTTCGCATTGCTTTCGTCCTGATAAAGTTGTATTGCTGTTTCTTCCTTGGCCTGCTTTATTTGATTCTCTACCCACATCTCTATTGCATCTTCAATACCAGCATTAATATTGCCTTCATATGGATCAATAGTACCGTCTGTGACATCCATTAGTCCATGAATCCTTTTTTATACCAATATTCTCCATTTTCAGCATCAAAAGGTATTTCAGCTTCATCTTCAGTAAAATGAGCATCAATAGCTTCTTGAACTGTTATCTTTTGTGATGTATCCTTTAATACATCTGTCCAAGAAGTATTTAGAAACTTTAATAAGATTCTATTCTTAGCTTCAAGAGCATCAAGTCTCATCCTTCCTTCCATAATAGAATCCTGTGTATTTCTTTCATCAGTATTATGTAAATGATTAATATTTGAGACTCTACGATCCAACTTATTCATTTTATCTTGCATATCATGTATCTTATGGGCTGTCATTACAACAAATATACCCATTAGTGAAATAAGTATAACAAATGAGTAAAATATAGTACTACTCATGACTTATCCTCCTTTTTATTAGTGAATACTATTTTACAAGTATCCAGTGTTAATACAGTGTTTTTACCCCTTTGATATGTATCTACATACTTATCAGGGTACTTATTTATTATCTCCTTAATAGAGATATCTTGCAGTCTGTAACGACTGTCTTTGTTTATGTTCTTCTTTTTAGTCATTATGTATCCTTTTTGAAAAATTATTAGACGACAGGACTCAGATGTTGGCCTGTACTCGGGCCACCTGCAATGAGTGAGGTTCTGAAACAGTATCTGATTCGTTGTTTCACTTCTCATACCACTAATAAACCCCTGCGGGTGTTCTGTCCCATGCTCAGCTTAGCACACAGGCTTCATCTCAGGCACTAGCCCGTTGATGATTTTACAGTATTAGTGTTGCTTATGCCCCCATTCCAAGGGCATCATTAGCATACGTCTAAATATAATGTTAATTGTCAAATGTTCATTAGAAAAATAATAAAGAATATATCTACACGCAAGCTTATCCTACACTATGGGGATAATAGTGTATCATCTTGCCGCCTTATCCTCAGACCACCCTCGATATATTCTCTTCTTCACTAAATAATAGCAGGCGTCACCATATGCACACAGTGTGAACCATGACTTCAAGTCGATACCAATACCATCCAGTTTGACTCGTAAAAGCCCTTATGTTGTATCAGGTAACAAATACACCTGCCTTAAGAATTTGATAGAACCACAGTTATTTAAAGTGTGTGGACACTCAACTTTATACTATCTTTAGCCATGATTCTTACCAGAGCCTAAACTCCTTGCACCGCATGATCGGTAGTGTTTTATTAATACCAAGATATTAACTAGGCACACTATTAACCCAATATTAAGTAAGTATTCTAAATACAATACTTCCTCCTTTGTTATTATAGGATATATGAGAGATTACAGTCGCTGGGCTTCTTCACATCATCTGATCGGATGTCCTCCTCTACAGAGTGCAGAACACTTCCCAATATTGCACGCTTAACATCCCTATGGGCTTCACGTGACTGCTGTTTGGTTAACTTCTAGGGCTACAGTTCCCTTATAACCTCTCATAATCCAAGTAATGTGCTTATCCAAGAGTTCAAATAAGGGCTGTATCATCTACGACTATTTTCCCTATGAACTTGCCTTGTAATCCCACATCTATTATTCTTGCTAAATGTTAATAGTTTGTAGTGTAAGGTACTATTAAACCTTGTTGACCTGCAGAGAGCCACTACCTCTAGATTACACTGCAATCATTGTAGTACCCTTACCAACCCCTTAGTACTATTATAGAGCCCTATTACTCTATACCCTATGAAAAAAGCATAGTCCATACAAACTGTTGCTTGCTCAACAGTATGGGCTATGCTCGCAGGTATGGCTACTAGAAGCCTATGCTGTCCCTGAGGACAACTGGGCGGTAGTAGGCAACTGCCGATGGTGGTAACTCATCAGTTCCTTCGAACTGTGTGGGTTCACCACTTAATCGGTAGTCGACACCTTTGGTGACCTGCAATGCTTGACCAAGCTTCTCTGAAGCTTTGGCAATCTTTGCAACAGCTTTAGCTGGTATTACCAGTCTAAACTGTTTGGTCACCTGTAGGGTGCGAACCTTGAGATTGTGCGTGTAGATTAATCTACCGTCACGGTCTCGTTCAGGTTCGAATTCACCCCTGAAGGTGCGACCTGCTGATGTGTTGCTGAATACTGCGTCATCGACGTAGTTGTCAGTCTTAGAATCAGCCATATAATCACCTCTGGTGGTTATGGGTTATGATAAGATGGATGCGATAGTATCCACTTAGACACATCTCTAACATCCCTAGATGTTGGCAGGGGGCAATGACTTGCGTCAACGACCCCGATAGAATTGAACGGTAATGGTACCCCATGCCGTGAAATTAGAGGGGGAGTAGCAACCTGTATATCCCGTACTCTCATTCTAGAGTAATTTTCTAGGATTCCTTGCTTTATTTTAAAATATATTTTTATAATTTTTTGAGAATTTCCTTAGCCTACTGTTATTACAGTACTTATCTTAGGAGCGTTAAAGTGATACTTTACTATTGCATCATATAGTATTTCTTATTTAATTTTGATTAAAAAGGAAGTATGACGCTTTTACGATAAGCTTTTGGTAACATGGTAGGAAACAGATCAGAATACAAGCCCCAGAAAAGTGGGAAGAAGACCCGACAGGGTTCTTCTACTCTCACGAAGTATAGCCATAGCGGCTCTAAGAAGCGTTATATTAAGAGATACAGAGGTCAAGGCAGATAAATGGAACCAGATAGTCAACAAAGAACATTGTTAAGTATGATAACTGGGGGAAAATACTCCCAATCGTCGGAATTACCCCAGATAAGGGATAAGGTAGTCCCTTTATTGGAATTTGCTACTGGAGCTTACGAGAAAGCTGCTGGTGAGCAACCTTCAGGTTGGGACGCAGCTATGTCACTTCCTGTTTTGGGTAGTGTAAGGAAATCAAAAGATTTAGTTAAATTATACAGGGGCATAGATAAGTGGCGTAGGGGACAACAAGTTAAGAAAGGTATGCATGTTGGGGGTCTTAATAAAAATCACTATGCTGAGTTGGCAAAGAGTAATCCAGATTTAGCAAGAAGACTGGAAGAGAAATTTGGAAAAAATATTTATACTACTCCTAGTAAGGAATTTGCAGAATTCTTTGCTAAAATGAAGGGAGATAAGGGAAGGGTTTTAGAGTATCTAGTTCCTAAAAAATATATTAAAAAATATGGAATGGAAGGTGGAAAAACTATTGCTGGATCGGCTGATGAAGTTCTTTTTGAACAAGGATTACCTAAGAAATTTTTTACAAAGCTTCATAAGTAGGTAATGAAGAAGTTAATTTTAAGTGTTCTAGAGGATATGAGTGATGGGCCGCCTAATATAGGCTTACGCTCTATTCATTTTCGCAATGTATTAGCCGATAGAATCATGAAAGCTATTAAGGGTAAGAGAGGTTGGTATCTCAATTTAGATACACTACCAAATTCTAAGAATAGGGAAAAATAGGTGGCAGGATTCAATATAAATAGTTATATTAAGAGCGATGAATCACTGAATTATCAGAAGATTTATAGAGATATGGAAAAGATAACGGGATTTCAGGCGAAAGCCAGAAAAGAACAACACTATCACTACGTCGTCGGTCTCTTTGAGAGTCTTAATAATGGCGAAATCTCGCACAATGCGAGCGATAACACTGGAAACGATGAAGTTCCGTTTTAGAGGGGCCCCTCTTTACTTTCCAGTTGTGGAATGGGCTATTAGTACGAGTAATAACAGAAAGATAAGCGGTTATGATAGAGGTATTTGCAGAATACGGTGCAATTGGAGTCATGATCATACTCTTTGGTGGGCAGATAATGTTCCTACAGAAGAGATTGATGACCAAACTCGATGATATCGAGGATATTTGCATAAAATTGATTGATAGATGGAACAGATCGGATGAGACTCGGGATAGAAGGCATGAAGACATGGTAAAAGAGATGAATGATGTAACAGATGACCTTAATTTTCTAAAGGGAAAGATAAAATAATGGATTTCGATGATATTATAAAAGATGTTCTTAGTAAGGAGGGTGGATATGTAAATCATCCAAATGATCCCGGTGGTGAGACTAATTATGGTATAGCAAAGCGTAGTCATCCCGATGAAGATATAAAGAATCTTACTAAGAAAAGAGCAACTGAGATATATAAGAAGAGTTATTGGAACCCTTCTAAGGCTTCGTCAGTTCCAAGAAGCATGAGATGGACATATTTTGATATGGTAGTTAATATGGGACAGCGTAGAGCTGTAAAGATTTTACAAGAAGCTTGCAATTCGAAAGGATGGAAGCTAGTGGTAGATGGTTTAATAGGTAGGAAAACTATTGCAGCATCTAAAAAGATTGACAATTCTAGACTAAAGGTATATAGAATATTATTCTATACTGATCTAATAAGGCGTAAGCCTAAACTATCAGACTTTATTGTTGGATGGATTAGAAGAGCAATGGAAACATAATAAGGAGTAGAAAATGGCTGATGATAAGAAAAAAACGGCTAAGAAAACTGTTAAAAAAGCAGTGAAGAAGGCCCCCGTTGTAACTCGGGGTACCTATACCCAACGTGGTAAAGGTAAGCCTTAAACGTACTTTGTGCGAATAGAGATAACTTCAGGTAAAGAATACCCAGTTTATTCAGTCAAAGAAGCTGATGAACTGGGTTTGTCTTATAGGCACCCTTTTCATGTAGATGAGGGTGAGTATGGCATAACTGATGAGGGAGAAGTATCTTTATGTCTTAAAAGGAGTACGTTAAAAACTGGTAGAGTAAAGGTCAAGTACCCTTGGGGATTGGCTATTATAACAAATAAAAACACCCCTGTTAAGTCTACGGGGCGTTTAAATAACTATACGGTATCTGGGAAGTCATACTATGCTAAGAATGCTCGTGGTAAGGACACTTATCAAAAATTGGCATATCTTATGGCTCAACCGGGGATGACTAAGGATAGAGCAATCTTTCTGGTTTATGGGCCAGTAAGGACTAAAAAGAAGTATAGTATAAAGAAAACAATGAGAACGGAGGTATTCAGGAAGATGACTAAAGATGAATTAGATAAGATTCTAGATAAGTTTCCTATAGGTAAGCTTGATACTGCTAAAGCATTAGCTGCGGTATTAGATAGAGTAATGGATTGGGATGGCGAAGTAATGGGCCCAAAAGGTGATCCCAAGATAGCTATATCTGTGCTTGATAGACTTATGGATATGAATGATATGAAGGGTAAGGGTAAAGTAATTACTACTAGGCAGATAGAAGCGTCTACTGTTCATAGTACCCTAGAAGACATTCAGGAGCAGAAGAAATTGTTTAAAGCAACTCAAACGGAGGAGACTCATGGGGTGGAATCGAATGCAGAAGAAGAAGAAAAAGAAAGTAGTTAATAGGAAAAAACGTGGAAGCTATAAGTCAAAACGGGCTTCAAAGCCCAAATACTGATTACGAAGCAGTCTATGCTCTCGCTAAGGAAAAGAAAGAATTCCAGCGAGATATGGGATGGTTTGGTAAGTATTGCTTTCCGAAGGCTCTTGCTAAGGATACTCCTCCTTTTCATCGTGATATATATAAAAATCTAAAAGATAAGGAAATGGGGCGTGTTTTAATTGCTGCACCCAGAGGAACAGCTAAGAGTACTGTATGTAGTCTTATCTATCCTATGTATAAAGTGGCCTATAAGAGGCCAGAAGAAGATTTATTTATTGTAATAATATCAGAATCACAGGCTCAGTCTATAAACTTTCTGAGTCGTATTAAGTATCATTTGGAACATAGTGATAATTTTATTGATATATTTGGTGATTTCGGTGCGAGTACTGCTAGAAGATGGACAGGTTCTGATATTATATTAAAGAACGGTGCTCGTATAATTGCTGTTGGCACTGGTCAAAGGGTTCGTGGCTTCATTGAGGGAGATACGAGACCTAATGTTATTATTGTAGACGATTTCGAATCTGAATTAAATGCACTTACCGCTGAAGCTCGTACAAAGAATAGGAAATGGATGACAGAAGCAGTTATACCTTCTCTTTCTGACGATGGAAGGATTGTTATGATTGGTACTGTTATTTCTGAAGATTGTTTCTTATATTGGGCTAAGGATAGTCCCGCTTGGAATGTTTTATGGTATAGTATCTGGGACGATGATGAGAAGAGTATCTGGCCTGAGAGGTTTCCTAAGAAGAGAATCCTCCAGATAAAGAGTGAATTCGAGAGTGTGGGGAATATAAATGGATTCTATCAGGAATACATGAATATTGCTCAATCTCCTGATGATGCTCCATTTAAGCCTGACTATATAAAACTTCATCATTATGACTATGAAATGATAAATAACCAATCATGTTTGGTGAGGAGTATAAGTGATGAAAAGAAAATTATACCCGTTGAACTCTATACGGGAGTTGATCCTGCATCTAGTCTTAGTGCCCGTGCTGACTATTTCGTTATTGCTACCGTTGCTATTGATGCTGATAATAATAAGTACATTGTCGACATTTTTAGGAAAAGACTCGATCCTGCGGAACAACCTCAAAAGATTATTGACATTTATGAGAGATACCATCCAAAGAGGATGAAAATTGAAACTGTTGCATATCAAGAAGCATTAAGAAGTGCGACAAGGGCGATTATGTTAGAAAAGAATTTATATATCCCCGGTCTAGAGAAGGGTGTGAAGCCAAGGAATAGGAAGAGTGAGAGGCTCTTATCCTTGGTTCCATCTCTTGCAAAGGGAGAATTTTACTTTAGACCTCAGGATTTAACTGCCCAGCAAGAGTTCTTATCTTATCCAAATGGTAAGAATGATGATATAATGGATGCTATATGGACTGCATTAGAAGGATCAAGACCTTGTAGGGTAAAAAAGGATGATTTTGACCCTAAAGCAGAACTTGAAGAAAAACGTAATAAAATACTTGACTGGTTAACTATGTAGGTTGTAATATTAATAGATGGCTTATAATTCAAAATCTGCAAAATCAGGTAAAAAACTCGTTGATGAGACCCAGCAATTGTGGAAAACATATTCACAAAAGCGGGAAACATGGGCATCTCATGCTCAAGAAGATAAAGAGTTTAGACTTGGCAAACAATGGTCTTCAGACCAAAAACGTATTCTAGAAGAGCGTGGACAAGCTCCTATAGTAGTAAATCGTATTCATCCAGCAGTTGAAGCTGCAAAGGCACTCATCACTGCTAATAAGCCATCATTCAGAGTATCTCCAAGAGAGGATAGCGATAATAAGGTAGCCCAAGCATTAAATGGGCTACTTGAATATATGTGGCAAGTCTCTGAAGGTAATACTATGATGAGAAGAGTAGTAGATGATTACTATGTTACTGGTATGGGATGTGCACTTGTCTATGTCGATCCCATGATGGATATGGGTAAGGGTGAAGTATGTGTCCATGATGTAGACCCATTAGATGTTTATATCGACCCTAATTCTCGTGATCCATTTGCAGATGATGCTGAAAATATAATTATATCAAGACTTTATACAAAAGATCAGGCAAAAGCATTGTATCCAATGTATGCTAAGGCTATTGGCAATGCTACTACAGATAATTTCTTATCTGATAGACCAACAACAAACAGGGAAGATAGTGGTGAGACAACTTGGCCTGAGACTCCAGAGACTCAAACATTAGTAAATTTTGGTGATAGCGATGAATATGTCAGGGGATATGAAAGATATTACCCATTATTGTTAGATTATTATCGTGTATTCGAGAGTATGACTGGTGATGAAGATTTATTAGACGAAAAAGAATATGCTGAGTATTTACAACAACCTGCTTGGATTATACAGGGTCAAGTCGTAGTTGAGCCCGAACAAGCACAGCAGATAATCCAACAATTACAGCAGATGTATGCTCAGAAAGTAGAAGAAGGCAGGGCTCAGGGGAATCTAGAATTGCCCCAAGAGCCTGATGTACAAGAAATTACTTTCAAAGATTTGGTTGATCAGGGACAAATAGAGGTAGTAACAGTTCCAACAAAAAGAATTAAACAATGTGTCATAATGGGCGATAAGCATTTATATTCTCGTATCCTTCCTATTGATCAATATCCTCTTATATTCTTTATGAATCAGCATACTCGTACCCCCTACCCTATGTCGGATGTTCGCATGGTAAAAGGTATGCAAGAGTATATCAATAAGACGAGAAGTTTGATTATTGCCCATGCGACCACGAGTACTAATACAAAGATTTTGATACCATCAGGTTCGGTAGACATGAGGGAGTTTGAGCAGAAGTGGGCCCAGCCCGGAGTAGCCATCGAAGTAGACTTTGATCAGGGCCAACCAACCCCAGTTCAGCCAACTCCCCTGCCGAATGAATTGTATTCTAATGAAAATACAGCTAAGAATGATATAGATCATCAGCTTGGCCTTTATGAAATGACTATGGGTAATTCTCAAGTTGCTCCTCATACTTATAAAGCTACGGTAAGTCTTGATGAGTTTGGTCAGAGGAAGATGAAGAGCAAACTTGCTGATATAGAAGCTGGACTAAATAGAATAGGTCAGGTAGCTATTCCAATGATGCAGCAGTTATATACAACTCAGAAGATTATAAGGTTATTACAACCAAATAATTCAATGACTGAATATGCTGTAAATAAGAAATTATTCGATGATAAGTCTGGGGAAATTAAAGTTTTAAATGATATAACTGTCGGAAAGTACGATGTAGTAGTAGTTACGGGTTCTACCATGCCTACTAATAGGATGGCACAGCTTGAAATGTACATGGATGCTTACGAAAAAGGTATTATTGATAAGCAAGAGGTCTTAAAGAAGACAGAAGTCTTTGATATGGAAGGCGTCTTGCAGAGAACAGATTTGATACAGCAGTTGCAATCGCAATTAGAGCAGGCAACTGAAACAATCAATCAAATGCAGGGTGACCTGCAAACGAGAGAGCGTGAAGTATATCACGCCAAGATGAAAGCCGAAATCGAAAAAACGAAGTCTGATCTGAAGGCAACTTCTAATCGGGCTAAAATGTCTGGCACTCTATTTGAGAAACGCCTAGATGACGCTTTAGGGCAAACTAAAAAAGAAGTAGCAGATGCTGCTTCAAACGCAGGCTCACCTTCTTCAGGCCCTAAGAAGAAGCAGTCTAAAAAATAGGAGAATACTATGGCAACTATAGAAGAACAGACTACCCCCGTACCTGAAGTTCACAGTGTGGATGTTCAGGAGGAGGGCTCTTTAGTCGATGATGTCATATTTGGTGGAGAACAAGGTAGTGTCTCGGAAGCCTTTGAGGATGTTGGTGCACAGATTCCAAGTGATGAAGTTGCTCAGCCCCAAGAAGAACCTTCAAGCCCACCAGAAGTGGGCAATGATGAAGTTCGGTATCAGTATTGGCAATCTCAGGCTGATAAGATGCGTAACGAGCGTGATCAGTTGCAGCAGCAATTTAATACAATTGCTACTCAGCAGACACCTCAACAGCCGCAACAAGAACCTGAAGTTGAACCTGAACCAGAATTTCCAGCTCCACCCGAGAAACCGCAGAAACCTTATAATTTTTCAATGGATGAAGCGATGTCTGATACATCTTCAGAAAGTGCGAGATATGTTCAGGAAGAACAATCATGGCGTGATGGCATGGATGAGTATAAGAACTTACAGTTCGAGTACCAAATGGCTATGATGCAAGATGAGCGTGATAAACTGAGGAAAGAACGCACAGATGATATTCAACGTCGTGAAGCTGAGCAGACGCAGATGCAACAAATTGATGGAGTCAGACAGCAGGTAATGAGCAACTATAAAGTTGATCAGAATACTGCAGATGACTTTATTAGAGTTATGTCTGATCCGTCTTCTATCAGCATTGAAAATCTTTGGAAATTATATGCCACTGATAAGGGTTATAGTTCCCCTCAATCACAAGCAACTCCTTCGGGAGACTTTCAGCAAGTGAAGAGGGCACAGCAAGTACCTGCATCAATGGGGGTTATGCCTTCTCAAAGTAGACAGAATGAGGGTTCTATGGAAGATAAGATTATAGACAGTATGATTGCTGACTATGATAAACAGAACCCTTGGAGTTAAAAACTAATAGGAGTTAACTATGGCAAATATATATAGCACCACTTCAGGTGCTGGTATGCAGTCAAGCTCGATTGATCATTCAAGACGAATGTACAATTTTGGCGAAAAAGTTGCTGAACTCGCTCCGAAACAGTCTCCATTCTTCACTTATTTATCTAAAGTAGCGAAGAAACCTACAGATGATCCTGTTTTTAAATTCTTAGAACAGCGTCATCAATGGCAACGTCGTAATTTTGAAGTAAAAACTGCAATGACTACCTCTGCTCACAGTGGTACCGATGCTAACTTCAACCTTACTAATTTGCAGGTTGATTGTCTATATGATAAATATGGTAGAGTCGTAACCACAGCAACACTTCCGAACTTCATTCTTGAAGGGCAGATTGTTGTAATTGAATGTGAATACGATGCAAACGGTTCTGACGCAGGTGTCGGTTCTGAAACTGCAGCTAAAGCATATTATAAAATTAACGCAACTCCAGATGTAAGCAACGCTGCTTACGCTGAAATTGATGGTACTTTTATAAAAGTTGTTTATAAGCCTACAGCTTCAGTCAACGGTGAGATCACAGAAGCTTCTGCTTCTAAATTGATCTTCCGTGCCGATGGCAAGGGTCAGGTAACTGGTTCAGCTTTTGCTGAAGGATCAACCGATCCAGAAGGATGGAAAGACGAGTTCTACGATAGGGAAGGGTATTGTCAGATTTTTAAAACTGCAATCTCTTTGTTTAGTGGAACTACATTAGCAACCCGGTATCGTGGTGTGTCTAATGAATACAAGCGAGTATGGCAAGAGAAGTTAATGGAACACAAGATGGATTTAGAACATGCAATGATGTTTGGCATTGGTTCTGACGATTCCACATCAACTGGCCCAGTAAGACGGTCATGGGGTATTGTACCCTATACAGAAGCTTATGGTAAAATCAAAACTTTTACTTATGCTTCTTCGACTTACGACGACATAATTGATGCAATGGAAGACGTCTTTTCACCAGAGTCAGGCAACAGCGGTAATAAACTCGTTCTTGCTTCACGCAAGATATTGTCTTACTTTAACAAACTCGGCAGTAGTTCTTTCTTAGGTAACACTATGGCACTTGGTCATACCGCTACAACTAGTGGTGGATCAAATGGTTATGGCTTAGATATCCAAGGCGTTAAAGGTGCTTTTGGTCATCATGTAACTAGAGTTAATACTCTATATGGTGATCTGCATCTAGTCGAACAGCCTCTATTTAGAGGTATGTGGGAAGACTATGCTATTATGGTAGACCTTAAGAATGTCGCTTACCGCCCATTGGCTGCAAATGGTGTATCTCGTGATACGCACATTATTACCAATGTACAAAATAACAACGTTGACGGACGGAAAGATCAAGTATTGACCGAAGCAGGTCTTGAAATTTCTTTACCTGAAACTCATACCTTGTTAAAATGGGCATAAATGTCTAAGTTTAGGGGGGCTTTTTTGCCCCCCTCGACTAAAGGAGAAATATGAAAATAGTAACTAGTAACGATGTAGGCGGTCGTTGGCAGTCTGGTAAAGAAGAAGTCAATGATAATAGCCGCAGACAGCAGAATATAAAAAATCGTGGTAAAATAAAGATTACCAAGAAGAGAAATAAATGAGCCCAGCATTAGTAAAGGCAGTAATGAAAGCTATCAAATCTAATAATATAGCTAGGATAAAAGCACTTGCTCAACGACAAAGAATGTCTCCGGGTAGGTTATTGTCTCAAGCAAAGAAAGCTAAGCGTAAAAGTAAACAGACTCTAAAAAGAGAACGTGTAGCTAGAGCTAGGGCAGGTCAAAGCTAATGGCTTTTAATACAGATATAAGTTATTACGCAGGTAGTGTTTCTGGTAAAGATGCAGCTATTACTTCATTTTTAAAGGCTGGAGTAAAGTGGGTTATTAATCAGATTGAGAAAACTAATCCAGATTTATTACCATTATTTGCACAGGTGAGTACTTTAAATAATTCTTCTACTACTCTTGCACTTAATACTAATAGCAAAATAATAGATGTGGTCAGAAACAATGCTGACGACGGAACTACCGAGGCTTTAAAATGTAGCCCAGTGAACGCTGCTTATCGGAGTAATGTTGTCAATACTGATAGTATTTATTATGCAGGAAAAGATTCTCCTGTTTATTATATTGATAATGCTGTACTTACCGTTAAGCCAACCCCCACGGCAACGCAAACAGCAATAGTAAGTATAGTATTACCAGATACTTCAGTTGCTTATAATGGGACTGCTATAGCCAATTTCCCTAGTGAGTTATATCATGCAGTGGTATTATTTGCAGCAGTTCAACTTTTACATAATAAAATGGCCTCAATGGGGGCATTGTTACCTACTGATCTAGATGCGGATACTACAGTATTTGATGCTATAGCTGATTATTCGAGTACGCTAAGTGTTTCTAGTAGCTTACCTTCGGCAATCAACATGGGATCAACTGCATTACCATCTGCTATTTCAGTATCTGCTAGTTTGCCATCCGCAATAAGTGTTGGGAAGTCTTTGCCGGGAGTTATAAATGTATCAAAAAGTTTACCTAGCGATTTTACGCTAACAAAACCTTTACCATCAGCTATTAATATGAATTCAATAGGCCCCCCTAGTACAATTAGTGTGAGTACTACTCTTCCAAGTCTTTCTATATCAACTAGTATTGACAGTGAATATAATGACGCATTAGGAAAAGTAAAGGCTCTTATAAATGTTGGCCTAGCTACCGATGAAGCAAGTGGTAGTGGAGATGATGCGACTGCTCAAAGTGCTGGATATTGGTTAGCCGATGAGGATGAGGAAATGACTCAGGCTACGATACAAGTCGCTACACAGGAACTACAGAGAGCTTCTGCTTGGTTGCAAAGATTTCAAGCTAGCGTGAGTAAAGAGACTCAGCAATTTGAAGGGAGTGTTTCAAAATATACGACTGAACTACAGACGGAGACTGCGAGAATACAGGCAGATAGTCAAAAGCATTCAGATCAATTACAAA